ATCCTTCCTCATGTTGTTACCGATTACTACGAACTGTCTAACAAAGGACAGCTTAAGTTTGTAGTTAATGGTACAGACGAATGTTGGAAAGAGCTCGAAGAAACTATTGACCGATTCCGTCAAGCTGGTGTATATTACCCTATCTGGCTGATGAATTCCGGAGCCACTCTCGAGGGGCAAAAAGGAGAGATTACAGGACACGTTCCAGAATCAGAAATCTGCAATGAGGCACTAGCTCGTGGTTATAATTATTCAACTAGAGCTCATGTCCACATCTACGGAAATACCATCGGTACTTAGATTTTTGAAGTGCCCCATCTGGTCAGCAGTTTTTATTCTATGACAGTTTGCACATCGTGGCTCACATTTATCTATTTCTTCTAACACCAATTGCCACGGTGTGCCATTCTGTACTGCTCTACCAACAACATATAACTTAGTACTAGGATCTTTATGATCAAAGTCCAACACTCGAGGATCAGATATACCACAGTCAACACAAGATAGTTTAGATTTGATATCAAAGAACTTTTGTCTTCTTTTCAATCTAGACCGCTCAGTAGCAGTTCCTTCCAAGCGCCTTTTGATTTTGCCTTCTTTGTATGCGGCTTCCCTCTCAGCTTTTTTCTTTGCACGGTACCTAGCTTCTGACTCTTTTTGTCTTGACTTTGCTTCTTGTTCAGTGTACAACTTTATAAATCTACCCTTATCGTCTTTCATTGTTGCCTCCTAGACATAACACATATGGGTATTTAGAAAAAAGGATAATTACATGGCATATTTTTCTACTAAACGATACGGACATAACATTGGTTTGTCTGCTTGCTTCCGGCAACCTAAAGCTCACTCACATTGTAAGTTTCTGCATGGTTACTCATTAGCCTTTAAGTTTACATTTGGCTGTAATGAACTTGATGAGCGTAACTGGGTCGTAGACTTTGGTGGTCTTAAGACTCTTAAGGTGATGCTCGAGCAGACTTTTGATCATAAAGTTGTTCTTGATAAAGACGATCCGCACATTGATGACTTTAGAGCACTAGAAAGCAAGGGTCTTGTTGATATCGTAGTCCTTGATGGAGTAGGCGTAGAGAAGTTTGCAGAACATGCTCATGGTTTTGCGACTAAAGTAGTGGATGCTCTTACCAACGGCCGGTGCTGGGTCGAAGAAGTTGAATGTGCAGAGCATGGCGCTAACTCTGCTATCTATCGAAAGGATCATAATGTATAAGTTGCCTTCTGAAAAGATTAGAGCCCGGATCGAAGCTGCTGGTGCTCGATACTTTGCAAATGATAACATCTCTGAGTTCCTTGAGGAAGGAGATAAGGACGATCTGATTGATGAGTTGATGATTAAGTTTGGCGACATTCTTGATGCTCTTCTGATCGATCAGGATAACGATCCTAACTCAATGGGAACTGCTCGTCGTCTTGCTAAGATGTATATCAACGAGATCATGGGCGGCCGTTATGATCCTGCTCCTGACGTAACTGCATTTCCCAATGACAATGCAGAGACTCGTTATGGTGGTATGATTGTAGCTCGAGCAGAACTTCTTTCTATGTGCTCACATCACCACCAGCCTGTTAAGGGTGTATGTTATATTGGACTTCTTCCATCTGTAAAGGTGATTGGTTTGTCTAAGTATGCTCGTATTGCTCAGTGGTGTGCTCGTCGTGGTACTCTGCAAGAAGAGCTTACTCAGATGATTGCTGAGGAAATTGCAAAGCATACTGGTACTAAGGATCTGGCTGTATACATTCAAGCGACTCATGGTTGTATGGAAAACCGAGGTGTATGTGCACATAGCTCTCTTACACAAACTACAGAGCTTCGAGGACAATTCTTTAATCCATCTGTAAAGAATGAATTCTTAGATTACATTAAGATGCAACAACAGTTTGCTGGTAACCGATCGTAGTATAAATACTCCGTCATAGGAGATTATAATGCAATCATTTAAAAATCATCTTACCGAGCAAAATCATATAACCGAAAGCATTGCAACAGAAGCTGCTAAGTTTGTTGGTGAGAAACTTTGGGAGTTTGTTGTTTGGTTTGCTCAAGGTTCGAGACCTGGAAGTATAGACTTTACTCCTAGAGGTGTTCGTGTAGGGATTCAGTTTGGAGCCTCAAGGATAGCTATACTTATAGCTATCTTTGTTGCTTTGAGGGTAAGCTTCTTTACCATTAAAAAATTTATTGATAATATAGATGACATTATATACAACATAAGAAATACTGATGACTCTCAAAAAGAAAAAGTTGCCAATAACATTTTATTAGACTATGGTATTAATCCTAATGCTCGAATAGAACAACCGTCGTTTAGCGAAATAGAGCAGGCAAAGGATATTGAAAGAAAGACTTAATCATGAATACATATTTGGTAAAAATGAAATCTCGTAAGGATCCTGATAAGGTTGCTTACAAGGTAGGCCACACTAAGTGGCCCAATCCTCTCAAAAGATTCCGAGATGAACACTTCGTTGCTTTTGATATCGAGCCCCTTGGCAATATCATTATCAACGATAAGGATCCTGTAGTTGCTCGTAACTATTGTAAGATTGTTGAGGAATGTTTTAAGGTAATGTATCCCAAGAACTTCATGCTCGAGGAACACTTTGATTATCCCAAAGGTAAGTTTGATAACTTCTGGGATTACTGAGATGTTTATTCTTAATGAGCATCAGACAGAACAACAACTTGTGGATGATTTTCAAAAGGTTAGGGCAGCAGCATGGAAGGCTTTGAAGCGATGAGGAAACATATCTGGGTAACATTTCAGAAAGAAGGGATCCACAAGTATCCTGCTGCCTTAGAAGATCCTAAGTTGGCGGATGTATCTTTCTTGGGATATCCTCATCGTCATATGTTTCATTTCCGAGTAGAAGTAGAAGTATTTCATGACGATCGTGATATCGAGTTTATTCTGTTTAAGCGAGAGCTTGAGTCCTTATATGATGAAAAGACTCTAGAGCTTGATTACAAGTCCTGTGAAATGATCTCCGATGATCTTTACAATTACATTTCAAATAAATATCCCAATAGGGATGTTATCATTGAAGTAAGTGAAGACAACGAAAACGGTAGCCGGGCCTACTATCCAAAAGGAGAATGAAATGCCAATCTTTGGACGTCGTGGTAAATATCAAGGAGACATTAAGAACGACTTTCTTAACTCGTCAAACATTCAAACGTTGAAATCCAACGCTGGCAATCTTTACGATCAGCTTAGTGCTTTGGACATAAGACGTAATCATCAGATCGCAGCTGATATTAGTTCTAAGGCAGCTGCAGAATTCAGATCTATTATGTCAACGATCGAAAAGCTTTACGATAGCATTGATTCGTTGGAACAAGAAATGATAATTCAGACAGAATCCTTTGAGCATGAAGGTGGCGATTATCTTCGTGAAATGGATTATACAAAAATTGCTGCTGATCACGTCAGACGTAATTATCAAAAGGGTGATATGATTTCTTATGTTGACGCCCGAGACCATGAGACGTATACTCATAAGTATCAAGGAATTGTTAACCGTAGCGGAAGACCTTATGCTAAAGTCGAAACCGGCAAGGAAGCAGTTCTTCTCCCTATGCATCAGTTGGTGATTGATGTAGACTTACCAATGTAAAGGTTGAAATGAAATATATTGATTTTTGTCACATTGCTCCTACGGGGCATCTTGATTTAGTTCAGAACCGAAACACTCACCTCGTCCTAGCTCACCTTATCGAGCAGGACGAGGAATATACAAACTTCTACAAAAAAGAAAAAGACAATGGTGCTACGATCATCATGGATAACTCTGCTTTCGAGATGTACAAGCAGGGCAAGCCCATGTATGATTCTGCTAAGCTGATTGAGATGGGTAAGCGTGTTAATGCTGACTATATTGCTCTCTCAGATTATCCCGATGCACATTCTTCTCAAACTATCATGGCTGCTAAGGAACATGCTCCTATTGTTAAGGAACATGGGTTTGGTACATTCTTTATTCCGCAATCGAAGATTGGTGACCTGGAAGATCTCAAGGCTTGTTTTCTTTGGGCAAAGAATTCTGATCTGATCGATTACATTGGTCTTTCTATTCTTGCTATTCCTAATGCTTACGGGGTTGAGAAGGATAACAAGCTCCAGCGATTTGTATCTCGGTATATGTTTATGGAAGAACTTGAGAAGATTGGTTACTTCCCAACACATAAGAAGATGCATGTCCTTGGAATGGTGGATGGTCCCAATGAGATTAAGATGCTAGCACATTGGTTTCAGACAGACGATCTTCATACGTGGGATAGTTCTGCTGCTGTATGGGCTGGTCTCAATAACATTACGTTTGATGAATCACCTACTGGTTTGCTTAATGGCAAGTTTGAAAAAGAAGTTGACTTCTCAGCAAGTTGGAAGGATCCTAAGCGCATAGCTAAGGCTCAAGAAAACATGCACTATATTGATGGACTATTCTATGAAAATTCCTTATAGGTTCAGTGAAGACAAGATTGTTAAATCTCTTCAAGATTATCTAGATGGGACCTACTCTGGTCACTATACTAATGAAGAGAAGAAAGAGATCCAAGTTATTGATGTTTGGGAATCTATGGGTTCCTTAGATTCTACTGCTCGAGACAATGCTCTCAAGTACCTGCTTCGCTTTGGTAAGAAGGAAGGTAAGAATCCTAAGGATCTCTACAAGGCTATGCATTACATTATTCTTATGCTATATTGTTTGAAGAAGGAGGCTAAAGATGCTATTGCATCCGGAGAGTGAGACTACCCTCACTACATTTACTAATGTCGAGGAAGGCGATGTACAACCAAACGCAATTGACCTGCGTTTGGATAGTATACTTGAGATTGATAATTCTATCTTTATCTTGGACGATGATAACAAGACTCATCGAAACAAGATTCAGCTCAAGCCAGACGACGAAGGATACTTTTGGTTGAATCCTGGTCACTACGAAGTTCTTATGAAGAACGTAATCAAGGTTGGACATAATGAAGCAGGCTTTGTTATTACTCGATCTACTCTTAACCGGAATGGTATCTTTCTTACTAGCGGTCTTTATGATTCTGGTTATGATGGGTTCATGGCTGGTGTACTTCATGTAAACTGTGGTAAGGCTAAGATCAAGAAAGGTGCTCGGATTGGTCAGTACTTGAACTTTGAGTCTGAGTCTAAGGGCATGTATGACGGTGATTATGGTACTGGTAAGGAACATGATCAGATCTATCTGAATGTATCTGAAGTAAAGCCAGACGAGGTACCTAATGAAAACTGAGATTGCAATTGAAGAGCTACGAAAGCGTAAACTGTTTGTAGCTTGTCCAATGTATGGTGGACAGTGTCATGGAATGTTTGCGAGGTCTACTGCTGACCTTGCTGCTATCTGTGCAAAGTATGGTATCGAAGTTCGATTCTATTATCTGTTTAATGAGTCATTGATTACACGAGCTCGTAACTATTGTGTTGATGAGTTCATGCGATCTGGCTTTACACATCTGATGTTTATTGATTCGGATATTGGATTTGATCCTAAGGATGTTCTTGCTCTCATGGCATTGCAGGATGAAAATTCTGAACATGATATCATTGCAGGACCTTATCCTAAGAAGAATATTTCTTGGGAGAAGATCAAGATGGCAGTCGACCAGGGTGTAGCAGACGACAATCCTAATGCACTTGAGGCTTTCGTTGGTGACTATGTTTTCAATCCTGTAGCTGGTCAGCGATCTGTTCCAATCAACGAACCTGTCGAGGTTGGCGAAGCTGGAACTGGCTTTATGATGATTCGTCGTGAGACGTTTGAGAAGTATGAAGAGGCTTATCCAGAATACAAGTATAAGCCTGATCATGTTCGGACTGCTCACTTTGATGGTTCTCGTGAGATCATGGCATTCTTCGATTGTATCATCGATCCAGAGTCTAAGCGATATCTTTCTGAGGACTACATGTTCTGCTACAATGTTCGTAAGGCTGGTATGAAAGTTTGGTTGTGTCCTTGGATGGAACTTAAACATTGTGGTACTTATATCTTTGGTGGTTCGCTTGGAGCTCTTGCTCAGATTGGAGCTGTAGCGACTGCTGATATGAAACAACTTGAAAAGATGAAGAAGTGATGAACATCTCCAAGAATACTATTGACATACTGAAGAATTACGCAACGATTAATCCTTCAGTATATGTGAAAAAGGGTAATGTGATTTCTACTATCTCTCCACAACGAACCATTATGTCGTTTTGTGAAGTAGAAGAAACATTCCCAGAAAACTTTGCTATCTATGAACTGTCTCGGTTTCTTGGAGTGATCTCTCTGTTCGAGGATCCGTCATATGAATTCATGGAAGAGAAGGTTAAGATCAAGTCTAACAAGCATAGTGTCTTGTATCGATATGCTGAACCTTCCATGATTATCACTCCTCCTGAGAAGGACATTGTTCTTCCAGACGATAACAATACTGAACTTGATGTGTCGTGGAGTGATATCCAAAAGGTGATGAGGGGTGCTTCTATTCTCTCAAAGCCGCAAATAAAATTCTCAGTCAAGCGCAACAAGATCTTTATGGAAGCTGTTGATACAAAAGATATGAGCGGGGATAACTATTCTATCGTTGTTGATGAATATGGTGAAGACGTAGACATTAACGAGATGGATTATATCTTTAAGATTGAGAACTGGAAGTTGATTGAAGGAGACTATAAGATTGCTTTGTCTCCTAAAGGTCTTGCACGGTTCAAGTGTGTGACTAAACCAATCACTTACTTTATTGCTCTGGAGGCTAAGTAGTGGAGGAGTTTCTCTGGGTCGAGAAATATCGACCAAGGAAAGTTAACGATGCGATTCTTTCTTCTTCGCTAATGGCGAAGTTTGCTAAGTTTGTAGCAGACCAAAACATTCCTAACCTTCTTCTAACTGGTTCTGCTGGTACTGGCAAAACTACTGTCGCCAGAGCAATGCTTGAAGAGCTTGGTTGTGACTATATTGTGATCAATGGATCTCTTGATGGTAACATTGATACTCTTAGAAATACGATTCGTGATTTTGCATCAACTATTTCATTTACTGGTGGTCGTAAGTATGTGATCCTAGATGAGGCTGATTATCTTAATCCTCAGTCTACACAACCAGCTCTTCGAAACTTTATGGAAGAGTTCTCTAAGAACTGTGGGTTTATCTTAACCTGTAACTTCCCTAACCGAATCATTGAGCCACTGCACTCTCGTTGCTCGATGGTGGAGTTTAAGATTGATAACAAGGAAAAGCCTACTATTGCAGCTGGCTTCTTCAAACGTGTATGTTGGATTCTCGATCAAGAGAATATTGAGTACGATCGTAAAGCTGTGGCAATGCTTGTTGAAAAGCACTTCCCAGACTTTCGTCGTGTTATCAACGAACTCCAAAGTTATTCTGCAACAGGTAAGATTGATTCTGGCATTCTTACTAACAAGAGCGAGCAGGACTACAAAGACCTGTTTGAATTGATTAAGTCTAAGAACTTTACCGAAGTAAGGAAATGGGTTGCTGATAACAGTGATGCTGATCCTGGTACATTCTTTACTAAACTATACGACATTGGTAGTGAGGTGGTGGACAAGTCTTCTGTTCCCCAGCTTGTTCTTGTTGTTGCAGATTATCAGTATAAGCAAGCATTCGTGATGAACAATGAGATCAACATGGTTGCTTGCTTAACTGAGATTATGGCTGGGTGCACTTTTAAATGAGTGTATTTGATATTATCAACAATATCAGCTCTAGCAATACTACGATGGAGTATCATGAATCTGATTACAAGCAACGAGTAATCAATAAAGGATTCTCATACTTCATCGATAGTATTCTTTATGTGAATGAGGTAAACCAGAGATATGGGCTGACTAACAAGCAACATTATGATTATCTGTTCAACAGCTTAAGGAAAAAACAACGTCGTTCCAAGTGGTTCAAAAAAACCCCTTTAGATAATGTCGACCTCGTGATGCAAACTTATAAATATAGCCAGACAAAAGCAGAAGAGGCTCTGAAGCTTCTGAGTGAAGAACAACTAAATGCTTTGCAGAAGAAGTTTGAACGAGGTGGTAATATATGAACAATGAAATTGTCGATTCCTTTATCGAAGTCGAATTAGACGGTGAAGATGATTTCCGGAAAGTAAGAGAGACACTAACCAGAATTGGTGTATCCTCGCGCAAAGAGAAAAAGCTGTTCCAGAGCTGTCACATTCTCCACAAACAAGGCAAGTACTATATTGTACACTTCAAGCAAATGTTTGCATTGGATGGTAAGCCATCCCATATGGATGAAAACGACACTGCTCGACTTAACACGATTGCCAACTTGCTGGCAGAGTGGAATCTCCTCAAAATCAAGAATGCTGGAATGACTGCAGATCCTGTTGCTCCTATGAGCCAGATCAAGGTTGTTCCTTACCGTGAGAAGGGTGACTGGGATCTTGTTCCGAAGTATAACATCGGTAACAAGAAAAATTGAAATTAGCCGTTGACTCAAACCTCTACTTCGTATAAATAGATACCACTGGATGCCGAAAGGGTCCAGTGGTTTCTTGCTGTTACAGAAGGAGGAATTACAATGAACGGCATTTATAGACATTCACCATTCTTTATCGGTTTAGATAAAGCTCTAGAAAATCTAGAAACAATCGCCTCACAACAATCAAACTATCCGCCCTACAACATCGTCGAAACAGACGAGGGTAACTTTATCATTGAATTCGCGGTAGCGGGATTTGAAGCGGATGAGATACATGTGGAACTCGATAAGCGAATCTTAGCCGTAGAGGGTAAGAGGAAGATCGAAGAAACAAATGAGGTTCCATATCAATACCACCACCGTGGTATTTCACAAAAGAACTTCCAACGTAAGTTTACGTTAGGGGAGTATGTAGAGGTAGAGTCGGTGAAGCTAAAACAAGGTATCTTGGAAATCGCCCTGGTAAAGAACATTCCAGAAGAAGAGCGACCCAAGCAGTTCGAAGTTAAATCTCTTTAAATATAAGGCGCCCACTGGGCGCCTTTTTTGTTGCCTTTGTTTTCTAATTGTAGTAAAAGAATAACGAAAGGATTTGTGGATGAAGTTCTATACAAACTGTGCTCTTCATAAAGGAAGAGTTCTGCTACGTGGTTATGAAAATGGTGAAAGGTTTCAACGAGAGGCATACTATCAGCCTTACTTGTTTCATTCCACAAACGAAAGAAGTCCTTTCAAGAGTATTGACGGAAAGAACGTCAAGAAAAAATACTTGGATAACTTTGGTGAAGCACGTAACTTTCTTAATCAATACTCTGGTGTTGGAGGAATGCAGATCTATGGACAGGATGCATTCCTCTACACATTCCTGTATGATACCTATCCAGGAGAAGTTAAGTATGATAAAGATCATATCAATATCGTAAACATTGATATCGAGATTGCTGCTGATGCTGGCTTTCCATCAATCGAGTTGGCAGACAAACCAATCACTGCAATCACAGTCTTCTTCAATGGTATCTACTATGTGTATGGTATTGCACCATACAACAACTCTCGTGACGATGTAATCTATTACAACTGTGAGACAGAATACAAACTGATCCAACAGTTCCTTAAGGACTGGCAGAAGTTTGATCCAGATATCATTACTGGATGGAACGTGGAAGAGTTTGATATTCCATATCTGATCAACCGGTTTACAAACATTGTCGGTGAGGATACTGCCAAGCGTCTCTCTCCTTGGAATTGGATCTACGAGAAGAGAATCCTTAAGACTGGTCAAGAAAAGCTTCTCAAGTCTCCTCTTGGTGTAACGATCCTTGACTATCTGGCTCTCTATCGTAAGTTTACATATACGATGCAAGAATCATACAGACTCGATCATATTGCATCTGTGGAGCTTGGCGATCGTAAGCTCGACTATTCCGAGTTTGGATCTCTGTTGGAACTCTACAAGCACGACTATCAAAAGTTTATCGACTATAACATTAAGGACGTTGAGATTGTACAACGACTTGATGATAAACTTGGTTTGATTGATCTTGTGTTTGCTCTTGCATACGATGCT